TTCTATTCCATGTCCACTTGTATATCCAATATGTGTTCTATCATCTCGAAGATTTACTGTTTTAACTAAATCTGCACTTGCATCTACGTGAAGTTGGTGTGTTTGGTTTTGAGATTCTACTCTAAAATCTGAATTATGTCCACCTTCATTAAATGTTGCTCCATAATTAACAGACATTGGTGAACTAAAAGAAGTATTACCATAAACATTATGCGTTCCTGTGTTGGTTAAGTTATATCTTGTATTAGCTCCACCAGTTTGTAATAATAAACCATTGCTTGTTGCTTGTATATATAGATCTTCTCCACTATGATAAATTTTTCCTTTTGGAACATTTAATGCACCAGCTTCACTTGCATCTATTTGCAATGCATTTACATTAGAACCACCATCATTTACTCTAAAATAAATATCTTTATCTTGTGCATTGTTTGCTATATATAAACTATTACCAGTATCTTTTTCTATAAAACTATCACCTGTGCTGTTTAAATCTAGTACAGCAGTAGAACCACCAGTAATAGTAAGTTTGTTAGTTACACTACCACTTCTATTTACTTTTAGTTCTCCACCAGTATATGTTAGTTCTGATTCTCCATTTAAAGCTGTTGAACTGCTAAATGTCGCTATTCTATTATTTGCACCATTCGCTACTGCTGATACTGCACCACTACTTTGAGAGTCTACATATGCCTTAACACTTTGTTGTGTAGGTAAGTGGTCAGCACTATCAGAAGCCATATCGTCTTCATCTTTAGTTGGAAGCCTATCTATATCAAAAGCTCCACTTGTAATTTTACTTGCTGGTAAATTTCCTACATAAGCAGCAGCTATAGCTGTTCCTTGCCATACACCAGTACTTATATTACCTGATGAATTAATTGAAAATCTTGTAGCACCTGCAGTAGCATCGTATATACTCCAAGAGTCTGTATTATTAACTCCGACATTATACTGCTTTGCATCATTAAGGTATTGTATTTGTGCATTACCATTTACTTTATCGGTTTCTATTCTTAAATCTACATTATTAGAATCATCTTTTATGTGCATTTTTGTACTTGGTGTTGCAGTACCAATTCCAACTTTTCCACCATATGGTTGTAAATGCAGTTCTCCATCATTAGCACCGTTCCAAGTTTGCCATTGATATTCACCAGTAGCTATTCTTCTCATATAAGACATATCGTTAGTGCCACTACCAATGTTTAAACCTGCACCTTGAATACTTAATCTAGGTGTACCACCTGTAGTATATGCTGACGTACCTCCAAGTACTAATGGAGTTGCTCCTTGTTTAAAATAACTAGTACCATCTGCGTGCATAAGAATTTCACCAGCAATATGTACTTGTGTAGTTTTCCAACTATTAGAACCTCCATCTGCAGATATTCTTACTTCTGCTCCACCAGTTGACGGCACTTTAAATAGTAAATCACCACCATTATCTTGTTGAAACTCCCAATTATAAGTTCCAAAAGTAGAATTATCTAATCTTAATTGTGCATCAGTTAATTCTAAAAATGAACTAGCAAAAGTAAGTTGAGATTCAGAATTAATACCACCAGAACCATCGTCAGTAAGTAATTGATTGTTAGATCCAGATGTAGTTGCACCACCGCCTATTTGACGATAATTGTCACCGTCGTTAATATATAGCTCAGTTGTACCTGTTCTATATCCTAACTCATAATGCTCTAAATCATTGCCTGAGGGTACACTGGACCCACGTTTAATCTTGATTATGTTAGACATTTAACTCCTTACGAATAACTACCACAGTCTATAGTAGAGCTTTCTAACGTTGCTTTAAAATTACCATTAGTAACTTGGAAATAATCAGTGTTATCTAAATTCTTCCATTCAATCTTAGGTGCACTAGCGTTTGTACCAACTGTTAATCCAGCACCATCTACTCCTGGTGTGTTCGTTGCATCAGTTGGATCACCAGATTGATCACTAGCTACAACAATATTTTTATCTTCTACTGTTAATGTTGTAGATTCAATAGTAGTTGTAGCACCTTGTACAGTTAAAGTACCGCCAATATTCCAATTTCCTGACACTCCACAATTTCCTGCTAAAGTAATATTATTAGCAATTTTATCTGCAGTTACTGCATCGTCTTGAATTGCATTTTCATCGACTGCATTATTTGCTAATTTAGCTGCAGTTACTGCATTATTAGCCAAAGCTGAGTTAGTTACAGCGTTAGATGCAATATTACCAACAACTACGGCATTATCTGCAATATCTCCAGCTTCAATACCATCAGCTGCAATACTTACTGCTCCACTTGATACGCTAAAGTTTGTACTGTTAAAAGATGCTATACCTTTGTTAGACGCTGTTGCATCTTCTGCACTAATTGTTACATTTCCAGTAGATCCAGAAACGTCAATACCTTCTCCAGCTACTGCTGTTGCTACATAATTACCAGTAGTTTCAGTTCCAAGTATAACACCACCATCTTTAATTTTTACTTTACCTGCAGTAACTTCAAAATTTTCACTTAAAAACCCTGCTTTACCTAAAGTTGGTGCAGAAGCATGAGCTGTTGCTGTTGGTGCTGCATTAAGAATATTTTGTTGAATATCTACAATAAATCCTGAATTACTATTGTCTTTACCACCAATAAACAATTTACCTGCAGATCCATTATTATTTAGCCAGCCTAACTCTCCATAAGCTAACTGTGCATTTACTCCTGTTCCAGAAGGAGCCGTAGTGCCGTCATAAGCACTTTTTTTAATCTGTATTACATTTGCCATTTTTTTCTCCTATGAGACTAAAAGTCTCCTCCATATACGTTATTATCGTCAATCCATTTGCCACTACTACTATCATATTTTAATAGAGCATGATTTTGTGGACTTGTTAGATTTGTATCATCTAATTCGTTTAAATTAGTGTCTCCACTAAAATTTGTAGCAGATGTTATATTTACATCAGCTGATCCGTTATCATACTTAAAAGTACCATTATCATAAAATACTAATTTAGTATAAACGTCCTTAATTCTATTTGGTTTTGTTAAACTTCCACCCATTATGCGTTCATCCCCACATCGTTATAATTTGGTTCGTCAATATTTAATTGATTTTGATAGGTATATGTATCAATATCAATGTTTGTAAAACTTGGATCAGATATATTAGGAATATCTGTATATATACTATTTGCTGCTACTTTTCTAGTTTCAGCAGATGCATCATCAGTAAAATTAGGATTAGCAATTAATGATTCATTAGTATATTGAGCATTTATATCATCTCCAAATCCATCAGACATTTCATCAAATGTTGAATTTACAGAATTAAAAAACTGTAATCCTAGTTGTCCTTTTATCCAATTATTAGCCATTACTTCTTTTTCTTTTTTTTCTTTAATTTATTCATAGCTCTTTTTGCTGCTGCTTTACCTCTTTTGGTGTATGAATATTTTTTTCCTGCTACTTTTGGCATATCATTCTCCTTTACATATCGTGTTGTCTAACTTGAAAAGAACCACTTATTCTTCCTCTGTTAGCAAACGTTTTACCTTCTTTAATTCCTTTTTCATACTTTCTTTCAAAATATACAGCCATATTAGGATCTGCTTTTTGTTCATATCCTAATTGTATAGCTCTATCTACTATGTACTGATGAAACTGACTTGGTATTTCTGGAATATCTGTTAAGTCAGCACCATCTACATCTAGAGTTTTTAATGGATCTGGTTTTTTATAATAAAAAAGTGTAACTTCATATACACCATCTGGTGATTTAAATCTATTTTTTTCTGTTGTTAATGAATCTAATAAAGCTATTCCAATAGAATCACGTTCAGTCCACCATACATGCTGTTTAGTAGCATTAGTATAAATTCTGCTATAATTTGTAGTTGCCATTAGTCAATATCCCTATATTTTGGTCTACCTATTAATCTTTTAATTTCATAAGTATCACCGTCTTCGTTTTTAAAGTCAACTGACTTTATTTCTAAAATTTCATCTTTTAATCCATAAAATCTTTGCCCAGAAACTGTATTAAATTTTGTAGCTCCATCTAAAATTAATGTTCTAGCACAAAACTCATCTTGAGCTTGATTACACAATGTAATAATTTCATTTTCTGATAATTCAGGATGATGTTTTTGTACGTATTCAATCATTTGCTGTAATTTCATTCTCCGCCTCCTGAACCTAGTGGTATATAACTACCTAACCATTGTATTAATTCTTGTTGCAATTTAACATATTGAGATTCATGCCAATTATATTGCGTGCTAGAAGAACCTAATTCTGTTTGATATGCTCCTAAATAAGAAGCTATATTATTTAACATAGCTGTAGCTAATTCTACATCTTCATCTGCTAAATAATCTCCTACCATATCCCACCATTTATCATAATCTAATCTATCAACATCTTGTTCAACATCACCTGCTTCAATTTTAGTTAATTCTCCAACTGTAGTATTTCCTGCAACATTAGGCTCAACTATGTCATGCATTTTTTTTCTGATACATTGCATAGCAGAATATAATATAACTCCACGTTCATACTCTTTAGGAAAATTATCTATATCGCCACTATTTTGATTATGCGTAACACTGCTATCTGGTTCAATAACTTGCAATTCTCCAAATTCACTAGCAGTTGGATCTGGATAAATAAATAATTTTCCATTCTGTATATAATACTTAGGTCCATATTTATTAGTAAAATATATACTGTTTGTATCACTTAAATCATATTTTCTAATGTTAGGTATTCTTTGACATAATCTTTTTTTATTATTACCTGAATCATTATCTTTTCTTACTACTTCTGTAATATTTAAAACATTATCAAGACTATATCCGTTACCATTAGTAACATCTACACTTTTAGTTAATTGATGTACAATAGAATCATTTTGCATTAATGCTTTTGTAATAAACCTAACTCCTTCTGGTAAAAAAACATTTAAATCTGTTTTTTCATCAGCTGTTAAAGTTCCAGTAATTGCCTCTACTTCAGTTAAAAAACTCATTCTACTTAAACCTTACGCCTTACTTCTTTCATACCACCAAGAATGTTAGTTTTCTCAGTTTTAGCAGATAAAACCTCTGCGTCTGATGCATCAAATTTACGACCGCCTTTATATCCTTTTCCATAAGGATCATCAGCAAAACCAAAAGCTTCACTTATAAAACCTTTTTGCCCTTCTAATGCACTAGATGGTCTATTTCTTACTTTACTATAACTTGCTACCATTCCTTCAGTAACACCTGATTTATCTTCTGGATAATAACGTAACTCTCTACCTACTTTTCTAGTATCGCCCATAAGTTGATCAATAGATGACGATGTGTCCATTCTACCTTTTCTAACTAATTCACTGTAAGCACTTTTGCCTCTTTTACCAGCAGTTTTATCCCAATCTAACATTGCTGCTCTTTTTTGTAAAGAACCTAATGTTCCTCCAGCTCTTTCAATAGGAGTCATTGGTCTAGTACGGTTTACTTTAATTGTTTTTTCTCCGCCTAATAACTTTCTTCCTAATTGTCTAAAAACGCCCATATCTCTCTCCTTAAATTGGGGGAGTATATTTCAACTCCCCCTGTTTATATTAACTATTAGCTAAATTTCAATACAGTGTGTGTTTCTGGTAATTGAATTTCAAGACCTGCTTCTGTAAGAATCATGTCTTTTCTACCGTCAACATCTCTGTCTTGTACGTTAGTAATAATTTGAGTATCACGTGATACACCGTTACCCATTAAAGGACGGTATGCTACATTATTTAAATCAATCATGATAGCTGTATCTTCATGGAATCCTCTAAATAGTGGTTCTAAAACAAAGTTTAGATTACCATATAGAGTTGATACACGTGTCACAAGGTGACCAAATTGGCCATCTACGTTCTGCATGTCAATTCCACTTCCTGTCATACTGTTAGCACTCATTGTATTACCCAAGAATGACTCACCACCTAGTTTATTCAACCATGATAGTACTTTTCTTGAAGCCAATACTAGCTTTTCACCACTGTTTCCAGATTCTGGTGAGAAAACGTCTTGCATAGCATCAATGAAGTGATCGTAATTAGCTGAAGCATATGCGAAAGTTTTCACTTTACCATTTTGTTCAGTATAAGGTACGATTCCATGTGTTCTACGAATTGGTCCTCCGCCATCAACATCTAGATCGTCTGTTCCAACACCAAATAACATAGCGTGCTCAAGATCCATTTTATGTTCCATAAGTTTTTCTTGATATACTCTCATGTATTCGTTTGAAACTCCACGATAACGTGTAGCTAGAGCTGTACCAGAGAATAGAGGTACTGCAGTCTTAAAGATTTGACAGTATCCTTCTCTGTTATAGAATTGATCGTGCCAACCATCTGGGTCTTTTGTTCCCTCAGCAAAAGCTGTACCAACTACTTGACCATCTGCATCAGCTCTAAAAATTAATTTAGATGCATCTGCTGGTTCTTGCTCTCCTGCTGTTGCTGCTTCTTCACCATCTCCTGTACGAGTTGGTTTAAGCATTAACTTTAAGAAAGTTGCAGTTTTGATTTTCACTTTTAATGAAGATGTTTTTTCGATCTCTCCTACTTTATAATATGCAATTGCATCTGGTTCTGCTGCATCATTTCCACCACTAGCGTCTGCGTCATAATCACATTCGATAGCTAAGATTTGATCTGCAAGTAAGAACTCAGGAGCAACTGGTGTGCTCACACTTCTTCCGAATTTGTCATATTTACAATCAACGTATAGATTCTTCCCTGAAGCAATATCTAAGCCAGTATTATCGGCTCCTGCGGCATCTGAAGTAACCGCTGTTTCAACTTGGAAGTTTCTACGTTGCCACTGGTGTCTCTGTTCTAAGAACTTAAACACTGGATCGTCTGTAGGCACTTTAGCAACCATTGACAAATAAGTGAAGAAAGGTGATTGAGCAGGTGCTAATTCAGCAATTCTCTCGCCAAAGTTAAAAATTCTTCTATCGTTATTGATAGAAGTACCTTGTACGTTAGAGGCATTATTTACACCTGTGATTGTACTAGTATATACACTCATTGTATTTCCCCTTTTTTAATTAAAACGGATTCTTTTTATTGAAATTTCCAATCATAGAATCCATCATTTGATCTTCTACTTTTTTGTTTGACTGCACATTAGCTCCAGGTTGTACCCCTAATGGCTGGGGAACAGTTAAGTTTCTTTGTCTATTTTCCATTTGTGCCACCTTTTGTTGAACCTCAGGTCTTTGTTCTCTATTGATTACTTGACCTGCATTAGCTCTGTTTCCTCTACGGATTTGGTGTAATTGCACTAAATTGTCTAAAGACAACGAAGATGGATCGTTCATAACTTCTACAAAGTCAGCTGCTTCTGGAGCAGTATAAGAATATTTAGATTGTAGCTCTGTCATAACCTGTTGGTTACGTAGTGCCATTTGTCTGTTTTTTTCTTGTATTGCTGCAGATTGTTCTCTTTGAGTTTCAGCATATTCCATGTATTCAGCTAAGTCGTCCACATATTGATCTTTTTGAGATAGATACTTTGCAGAATCACTCTCTGGATCATCTAGAGCTTCAGAATGACTAAATCCAGCAGGCTTTCTAGGTTTAATAGGTTTTTCAACTTTATCTATTTCCTGTCTAGCTGGTTCTTGAGGAGCTTCTCTTTGAGCTGACAATGCAGCTACTTGAGTTTTTAACTCATCAATTTCACTTTGTCTTTTATCTGCTTGACTTTGCCAGTATTGAAACTGACTATTGTCATCCTTTGGATCTACAGGTGCTTGAACTGGTTCCGAAGGTTCCACCCCTAAAAAATCTGGTTGCTGTTCAGTAGTGTCTGTTGCAACAAACTCTTCTACAGCAGGTCCTCCAAAAATTTCAGTAAAGATGTCTTCTTGTAAACCAGAATCGTTTGCAGTCGATTGTTCTGGCTGTTGTCCTTGCATCTGGTCCATGTTTTCTGTATTATTTGCCATTTTATTCCCTTCCTAACTCTCCATATCCTCAGTCAACGCACTGAACATATCTTCGTTCTCGTTTGCTGTACCCTCAGGTGTTACAGAGTTCATTAGATTTGTTTTCGCATCATTAAGTCTAGCTTTCATTAAGCTAGCACTTGCATCAGCACGATTAGTAATCTTGTCTAATTCGCCACTGAATTTTTCAACTTCTAAACGTTTCTTAGCATGTACTTCTTCACGTTCAGCAGTTTGTAGGTCTCCTTTGACCTTCTTTAATTCTTGTTGTAATTGTTCATTTTGTGCCATTAATTGTCTCATTTGTCCACTTCTTTCAAGCACACCTTCTACATCTACAAGTTCTGATTTCTTAAGAACTTCTACTTGATCAATTAACCCTAACTGATACAACTCTTGATAAGTTTGTAATAAAGCCATTCTATTTGAAGGTAATGTAGATCCTGCAACTACTTGTATATCATATTTACCAACACCTACATCATGAAATCTTTTAACTGTTCCATCGTCCATTTGCTGATAAAAATTAATTCTTTCTTCTTTTAATTCTCCATTAGGCTGTAAAAGTCTAATAACTTTTTCTTCAGTATATAGTTGTTGAATTAACGGTATAGATACTTTTGCAACTTGATTTAAAAAGTTTTCTATATCATCTCTACGAGATTTAATTCTACGTTGTCCAAATTCGTCAACTACCAAGGTACCTCTATAAGTTGATGGTGCATTAGTAGCTCCACCTTGCATTAGCTCAAAAATACCAAATCCGTATTCTAAATCATATTTAGCATCAGATTCATTTTTATATAGCTCATTAGGCAATGGAACTGGACCAGCAACGATCGGTGCACCTAGCTCAGCGTCAAACTCAATAACACTGGTTCCAGCTTTACTCCACTCCGTCTCTATTTGACGAAGATCTGCCGAGCCTCTAGGTATTAACAATTTTACATTTGTACTTGTACTTGCGTGTGCAATAATAAGAGAACGTATTTTATTTATATATTCTTGTAATGGTCTATATAGTCTTACGTCAGAATCAGGATACGGATTTCTGTGATGTACGTTCATCATAGGAATTATAGGATAATCTTCCGTAGGTAGCATTCTTGTATATAATAAAGATTCACCAACAGAAACTGTTTGTTGTATACATGGCTTTAAAATATTATTTACTTTAATTCTTCCTGTTCCTATTAATTCTTCTTTTGACATAGGTATAATTTGAACAGTAGAACCAGGGATGCCATCTTCATTCTCTACTCCTGGAACAATTTCTACTTCTTGTTGTATAGGTTGACCTAAATCATCAAACTTTGGATCAGGTAGTCTAAAATGGAATACATGTCCAACGTCTACAATTTGTTGTGCTAATATAGCAATACCAACGTCATCATGTATTATCTCTTCTTCTCCAGTAACTTTTCTAACTATAAAATAATAATTATCTAAATATCCTGAATATTCTTCTTCATTAAATACAAATTCTTCATTAGCAAAAGGTTCGTATACATGAAAATAAGGACTAGATACTCTTCTATATCTTTCTATATATTTACGTTTTGTATGTTTTCTTCCATGTTCGTCTGAATAAAACATTTGTCCTTCTGTAGCAGCAAGATCGGTAGCTGGAGTTTCATCTTCATCTAATGCTGATGGATTTGATTCTAATATAATATCCATAAATGAAGGATACACATTAGCAGCTACTTCGTCTGTCATATGCTTGCATACTATAATATTTGAAGCATCTCTAGCATAAGGGTCTTTAGAGTTAGGATCAATATACACGTCTAAAGGATTTATAGATTTTAATAATACTTCTCCTTTACCATGATCTCTACCTGGATCTTGGTAAACTTGAAATACTCCCATACCTCCTACGTAATAATCGTCAATAGTTTTTTTAAGTTCTTCGTCTCCAGAAGATACATACCATACATGTTGGAATAAGTCTGAAAAGACTTTTGCTGTTTTAGAGTCAGAGTCTTCTTTAGCAGTAGCTCTGAATTGTGGTGAATTATATGTTAATAAAGATTTAGCTGTTTCTACGATTGGATGTATTCTATTTACGACTATTGGTGCTTGTCCACGTGCTTCTAATGTTTCTTTTTCTTCATGTGACCATTGTGCACCAGCTCTAAATTCTATAGCTTCTTGATATTTTTGTGCCCATATTTGTCGAGCAGATTGATATTCATCGAATAATTCTAATGTTTCTTGCACTTCTGGATGAGTAGTTTCATCCTGAATAGATCCTCTTTGAAAGCCAAAGGTGTAATCTTTGTCAAGAGGATTCTGTAGTCTGTTCGTTGCTAGGTTTTTTAGTTTTTTTGCCATCTAGTTTTTTTACTTCAACATAATCTTCAGGTATTGGATTTAAACTATCTAAAGTTTTAAGAACATCCTGAACCGTGAACTTATATTTTTTTTCTACTTCTTTAATTAACATTAGAATTTTAAAGATAATTTATAATCTTTTTTTAGACTTGTCAAGTAAAATCTACAATGTTTTCCAACTTTTTTTAACAGGATACATATAATCAGGCTCTTCGTATACTTTTTTAGCTTCGTGATGTGGCCTATAACAGTTTTTATTAGCATAAAAGAATCCATCTAGCAAGTCATCATGTTTACCTCTAGGGTATAATAATAACTCATCTAACAACGCTTGTTGTCCTTCTTTAATGTAAACTTGATGATTAGAAAATATAGGTTGCAAACTTTCTAGTCTAAAAGATTTTCTAGTCCTAGGATTTTCTTTAATTTCTAATCCAGGTATAAATAATCCCATACGTTCAGATTCTTCTTTAATATACTGTCTTAACATTTCCTGATAACCTACAGACTCAATTCGTGTACGTGCACTTCTATATTGTCGAAAGTTTTCTAATATAGCATCTGCTAAATCTAATGGTTTTGCTCTTTTTCTATAATACGGCAAACAAAATCTATTGTTATCTTCATCTATTGCTAAATTAAATATAACAGAATAGTCAGCAGTAGATTTAGTACTAGATGCAGGATCGATGCCTGTAAACACATTTACAGGTCTAATCATGTCTATTTCCTCACCATTAAGCTTCGTCAAGACAAGATTCGACAATCCTTGTTCATCTTGCTCTAGATATCCGTCGTATGTCTGTATGTCTTCCATTCTGAACAACTGATCTTCATCACCTACAATTTCACATAGGTATTCTCTGTAAAACACAGACAATCTGTTAATACTGTCTAGTTCTTCTTTTTTATTTTTAAGTTTATTAACATCCCACACTTCAGGCCATAATGGTATATTATTTTCAAGATCAGGTTTAAATATTAAACTTTTCCAACCTTTCATCTCTTTTAATATTTCTACCATACATCTTTCATGTTGGGGAGTACCAATAACAGATATCTTACCACGTTTAGGATCGAGTGAGGGAACACCAGATTGCAGCAACCAACGTAAATTATACTCCATAGCTTCTGCTGTTTTAGTATTATTTTCATCTTCTGGGTCATCAAGTATCAACAGAGTCGGACGTTGATTTCCGTGTTTGATTCCTCTTATCTGTTGACCTGTACCCTTACAAATAATAACAGAACCGTCTTTCAGTTCTATCTCAGTATTTGTCCATTTTCTAGCAGACTGTTGCCCCCAGTACCCGAAAAAATATCTAAATTCTTTTGAATAGTCTAATACATCTTTTATAGTACCAAGCAACTTAACAGCATGCTGCTGTGTTCTAGATACTAAGACTATTACCTTTACTCCCTTGTCGAACATCAAATGATATAAAGGGTAAACACCAGCAACGACAGATGACTTAGCGTGTCCACGAGGAGCTATAATATTTAATTGTTTTATATCATCCTTTAATAACTCTTTAGTAATTTCATAATGAAACGGAGGAGAATTCTCACTAAACATGTTTGGCATTACCATCCTACCAAACAATAGCATGTCTTTCTCCATATCTAATAATATTTTATTTTTGTTCATCTACCTTCACCTTTATACCTAAATCTCTTGCCACTTCTTTTGCTGTAGCAATAAATAATGCTAATACTTCTTCACTCTTCGATTTGACTGATATTACTATTTTTTTCATCGTCTATCTCCTGAGTTTTAACAGCTTTTAATGATTTTGTCTGTTTTTCAAAATTAGCTTCTATTTGATGAGATATATCCATCTCTAAACTTTCTGTCTGTGTTTTTGTTTTAGGTTTCATTTCTAAAAATTCAGATAACTTATCTGCAGCTTTAATCATATTACTACTATCTTCTTTACCAGTAGCAATAGTAATAGCATCTTTCATTACATCTAAAACATAGCCTTCATCTATTTCTTTTTCGATCAAAATATCTTTTAGTTTGTCACTTACCATTTTTTTTATTTCCTTTGTTTTAAATAATTTTCTAGCAGCTATTTCTGGATTTTCTTGATCTGGCCTATATATCTTACCTATTTTATAAAAGTCAGGAGCTGTTCCAGCTAACTTATAATTAACAAATGTATCTACTGCTAATTCAGCTCTATCCCTCTTTGCTTCCATTTCACCATAACTTTTACTAGATACTGATGAATAGTTCTTAGTTTCATAATGTGGTTCAAATAATAAAGTAGATGTCTCATATAAAAACTGTTTACCGTATGGGAAGACCATTTCTGTGCTTGTTTCATATTCATTCCTAGCTATACACTCAGAAATATATCCATCATCACTAATGCCCCAGTCTCCAGCATTGCAGTCTTTCCAATAGATGTAAGGTTTATCAAATTCATCTTTAGTGTATATGTTATATACCACTGGTTCATAATTATTTATCTTCAGCTTTCTCTGTATCTTTATCATCGGGTTTTGCTTTTTTTTGTAAAAATTCTATAAAGTTTTGTTTGTCACCTTTCATCTCAAGATACTCATCTAATGCTTGATCTCCTTTAAATACATGGAGTTGTAATTGTTCCAACTGCATAGTTAAAACATTTATTGTCTGTATCAACTGTTTTAATGTAGGTTTTTTAGGTTTCTGTATCATTTTACTTGACATCCTTGTTTTTTGTCCGTATACTTAAAGCATAATACTTAACAAATATCTTAAATATTTGTGTAATATATACTATAAGTATACTAATCTAAATTATGCAAATCTAATAATTCCTCTTTCATTGCCTCTATTACTAAATATACTTCCATTTCTGCTGCGTGCAGTTCTTTTACTGTAAGCATCTCATCATTATTAAAGTCCATAGGAACAGTTTCCCATTTTTCTTCTAACGGATCGTATCTCGTTAAGGGGGTTGAATATTCAATATTCTTCCTAGCTTCCTTTTTAATTTGATCTAATGATAATTTTACGTCAAAAATTTTTTTTAATTTTTTTATACTGCTCATAATATAATATAAGGCCCCTTTTTCAAAAATGCAAGTAGAATGTACGCACGTCTTTTATGTAGTATCTACTACCCTTTGGTTTAGGTTTGTTTCCAACTTTTAGTTGAAAAATACTAAACCTGGTAGTAAATACTAAAAAGATAGTAGTTTAAAGTGCTAACCTTTGGTTTAGCCTAGCCTTTGACTAGGAGCACTTTAACTAACTAGAAAGGACATAAGTTATGTCTCAAGAACTTACTATGACAGTCGTTGATAACGACTTGTCAGTCGTAGAGTTAACTGAGGACGAACTTAACAATCTATCTGCTAAAGATATTCAGCAGAATGATTGGCGAGTTCTGTTTCTTGCCGATGTTGGAGACACCATCGACGAGGAAACTATAGCGTCCATCAAACACCAAGCACAGTCCCAATGGACTGGCATAGTGTATATGGACAAACTTACCTTGAAATACCTAGGCAGTGCTGAACACAGTTGTGTAGCGTTCCGCTATACTACTGCTTCTAGCAAGCCTAAAGTAGGTATTAGGTTCAAGGTTAAGAAGTAGTCAGTAACTTCGTAGTAGTAGGCACTCTTAGGAGTGCTTACTACTTTTACTCAGTTTACTTAGAGTAACAAAACACCAGTTTATTATAATACCCAACAAGTACTTACTTGCTGGTAACTAGATCCACTTGCTAACTAACTACCTGAGGAGGTGACTAACAATGATGTTAAATAAGCAAGATTTAATTACCAAGATAGATAATATAGTCAACCAAGGCTTCTATCGTGGTAGAACAAGTTATTTCAATCAAGACATAGCAGTATGTGAAAGCATGTTGCTAGTTGAGATACATAACTTGCTCAAAAGATGCACTCGCAACGGTGGCATCAATAGATTTATACTTGTCAAAGAACTAAAGAAATTGGCAAATTAGTTAGTTGCGTACAGGGCTACTTCGGTAGCCTTGTAACCTCAGTACTACAAAGTAAATAATTGCAGTATCGTACATCTTACCTTAGTTATATCAGTTAAATCTCACTATGTACAAAACAACCCATTACTGTAATTATTTACTATGTAGTCAAAAGAATTAAGTAACAATACTAGCTATGTTGTTGCTTAAGTTCGTAAGCATGTGAATGTGTATTAACCCACATCATGCTGATTAGGTCTCGATAGAGTATGAGCATACTAAATAGTATGTAAATGGCTAACAAAAGTTAGTACCAATCGAACTCTGCATCAAAGTGATAACGAGTAGGTTATCACCAATAAATGCATAGAATACAAGGTCAATCAGTCGAGCCTTGCTATGCCACATGATTACTGAGCGATAATCTCAGTTTAGTACAATGGACAAGAGTGGAGACACTATCAAACTTGTCTGAGTATGCCTGATAAGGTATGAGTGTGTATTGGTGTGAGGGAGGCTCCTCACCAGGTAAATCAACAGAGTTGTGAGTATACTCAAATCTCACACGAACATGTTAAGTATTGTGCTTAGTATCTCAAGTACTGAGCACTTTACTTACAAAAATACCGATGGGTAACAAAACAGAGGATTATCATGAACATTATGGAAATAATACTGAGCATAGAACAAGATAGAGGCTTAGGCGGTGATATCACTGTTCACGAGTTAAAAACCACATTGAAGGATATGGAAGAAGTAGATTACGTGATAGATAGAAGTTTAATTACTTATTTATATCACACACCATACGAACGATATAGATGTAATCAATGTTGGTTAGAAATAGAACACCTTAGATGGTTTCATGTAACTGCTAACTACAATGTAATACATCAGCTAATACAAGATCCAGCTGCTGTAATAGAATTGTATCCACGCAGGAAATACTTCGAGGTAGTTCTACAAGGAGACACAACGAACGATGAAAATAGAGTACAAACAACCGAAGAAGCCCAACTACCGTTCACTTAGCAAAAAACAACTAATCAATTTAGTCAAGCAGCTAACTAGTGAGAACCAGCAACTAGAAGAAAGTTTGCACTATACAGATCAGTATGTAGATGCTCAAGAAAAACGTTAGTTGTTATCTTCTATAATCGGTAACAAAGCAGATGGGCAGTGTTATGCTGCCTACTGCTAACTATAAGGAGCAACTATGAATACTAATGGATTACCAGACAATAACGAATTAATAATTCAATACTTGTCTACTTCAATATACAAAGTCATTAATGACACAGGTATCAAGAATATCTGGAAAGATATATTTAGCCTAAAAAACAACGAGATAAGCGTTACATTAGGTGAAAAAGATTATCCAACTAATTTTAACAACTTAGTTAGATATATAATGAATAAGCATAAGGCCAAACTTGACAAAGGCAAAGAAGAATACGACGAGTTTGTGCCTATTACAATGTGTGAGTGTAAACCCACATCACGTGATAACCTAGCAGAAGCCTTAGATGAACTGCTAGACATGAATGTATACTTAGCAGCTGCTATACTGGGCGATAAGTATACTGAGATACGACCACTGTTAGAGAAAGTACTAGATTCGTTGTTGACTAATACTTTGAACATAACAGTGTTGTATAAATCAACACAACAACGACTAACAGAAGAAGGAGATAACAATGGATAATGTTGTTATTAAAGTAATGTTGCCAGGTGCTCAGCACTTCTCAACATTAGATCTACCTGCAGAAGTTATGAATCTTAGAACTCTTAAGAGTCATTTAGCTTCACAAGGTAACGACAGGGTTGCTAACTCAGTAGTCTATGTCGGAGATGTACAAGCTTTAGATGATGCTAAAGCATTTACTGATTATGAATTAACAGACAATACGTTGTATGTTACATTTGTTAATGAGAACAAAACTGGTGGTCTTATTAGATTCTACCAAGAGTTGTTGTCACAGTAAATAAGTAGCAAGTAGGGTGGTAAGTTGATTAGGGGCATGACTTACCACACCCTTGCATAGTAGTTAATTTAAAAAAAGATAGTAGGAGAAAACAAAATATGAACCTAATTGAAAGATTCAAGCAAGGTGGGATTGATACCTACTCATATAGTATGGACACTATGAAAAGAATGTTTACAGGTGAACAAATATCTAAAAGCATACTTGATGGTCCACAAAAAATACTTATGGAAAAAATCAATCAATTCAATAATGATTACATACGTACACGTTATTTAAATAGAAACAGAAGCATGTTAGAACCATTAGAAGATATTGGCTTAACTGACAAGCTTAATTGGAAACGTGGTGTCACTAATACACTAGAAAAACTATTTGTTGAAAGAATACTACAGTTTGGCAAAGGTGGTAGTGTAGACTTAAAGTTTGTGAGAAGACCAAACAATAGTGCATACCTAGGTGATCGAGCACGTAATGACTTAGATAGTGTCTGTAGAAGTCTAAAAAGAGTTAAAGACATGAAAGGTGCTTGGAATGATACTGAAGAACGTAAAAAGCTAGAAGCATTTATTGACTTGTGCTTAGATACGTTCTTTAAAAACATTGATGAAGCAAATAATTACTTAAAAACTGTAAAAAGTATGCAATTTCTACCATACATTGTTAGCCTAAGAACAGGAAACAAAGAAAACATGATAGAAACGCCTACTGGATACAGAACTGGTAAGTATTGGAGTGCATTAGATACATATAGTAGTTTACATAGAGAGTTAATTGTAGCATTACATATTAACAAACCTGATGTTAAGTATTATAATAGAGATAGAGAACACGTAGCAGATATTAGATCTGCACCTGTTACTTTGTTGTTTAGGTATCACATGTCATCTATGGTACAATGGTGGGTTAATTTATACTTTAACTTGTACAAAGAAGATGGTAGTAACAATGAAATGATTGCTAATCAATTAGTTACAAACAATAGATCAATACCTAGAATGTTAAATGCAGATCCGTCAGTTTTGTGGGAAGGTGCTACTTACAGAGGTAGCCGTGGAAGTGATGAGCTTAACATAGAATACTTTAGAAACAGAAAAGCATTAGATGTTTCGTCTATATACCACAATTACATGAATTCTACTGAGTATCCTTACATAGGTAGTCAAGATGGTTCTGGTTCTAAATACACATCTCTAAGTACAAAAGGATTTATGGAAAAACTATTTAAAGACGTAGATAGTGACATAGATTACAGGCTTTCTCAAAGACTAATTGAGAAAAAGTATGGACATAGAGGCAGAAACCATGAACATATATATAGATTGCAACATGAGTTACCTAGAAATCAATGTTTTGGTGACTTAAATGGTGAGATATATAACTGTGCTTCAACAGGTAACTTTATAGGTATGGTACCTTTAATATCTAAATGGCAACATTACATAGAAGGTAGATCTAATCCACTACAAGGATTAAATAATTTACCACACATAATAACTACTGACTGGGACAGAACTATGATTAGAAAAGTCGTAGGAAGTATAGATATTATGCGTAAAAACCACTTACTACAAAATGGTTTATGTTTCCAGTTAAATCACAATGTATACTATAGTGACTTTATTAATCATGAAGCAGCATTTGGTGACATTGTAAGTATGTTAGATTACCACGCAGGAAATAACAATGAATTTATGTTTGATGCTAGAAACTGTGTAAGTATGATAAAACATCAGTATCAAAAGTATGCTAATCAACAAGTTCCTCAGGACTTCGTAGAAACTACTAACTTTGATGGTTACTTTAATTACTCATATGTAAGAAGTAAACGATACGAGTCAAACAATATTGGATTGCACTCTGATAATCCAGAATGTATGTACAATACAGAAGGATTTAATGAACGATTTGTAACAGAGTTTTGTTTAGAAGCATACGATGAAAACTATGTTAAGGAAAAACAAAGAAGTCTAAAAGACATGAAATTAGCACTTGCAAACAAGTTAACTTCAGAGATGGAAGACAAAGACGAAGCTTATGATGAATACTTAAAAGAGCTTCGTAGAATAATGTCTCCTGAAACATTTCCTGTTCAAGATAGATACGGCAGAAATGCAATGTTAACGTTGTTAGATTACTACACTTCTTGTAAACAAACATTAGATGAAATACACGAAGATGGTTTATTGACTGAAGAACACTCAAGTTCTTGGGAATCTATAAATAGATTTCACGATATAAACTATGATAAGTACGAAACATTTGAAATGTTTATAAGTGAAGTAATTAGATGTTATGTAATACCTAACATAGAAATTGTTGAAGAGCAAGTATCGCAAGATGTAGTAAGTGATACTATTGATGCTTTAATAGAACAACAAGAAGATAATTCTACCAACGGAAGATACGACTTTAGTACAGAAGAAGGTAGAGCATTATGGGCTCAACACATTAGGAACAGGAGGTCTAGATGAGCGAGTTTAATATGAGTGGTAAAGATTGGGATAAAATCATTAACTACTCACACATAGCATGGGAGAAAGATAAATCTGAAATTGGTGGCATGATGATTGCTACTAAGGAAGGTAATGACTTTCTACTCAGTGATCCAGTTATACTAAAACAGCAAGTTAGTGGAAGTAATACTGTACTAGATAAAGAAGCTTTAGCACAATATTATGGTAAAACAGCAATTAAGAATGCTGGTAAAGACATAATATTTGTATGGTGGCATAGTCATCATACTATGGCAGCTTTCTGGTCAGGCACTGACTTAGCAACTATTGACACTACTAAATCTGGTAGTGTCAGTATGTCTTTAGTAGTTAACTTGAAAGAAGAGTACTTATTTAGAGTGAACTTATGGGAACCAATAAAGGCACATAAAGATGTTAGTATTAACATTATAAGGCCTGAACGTAAAATACCTAAATCACTTTATAACGAGTATGATAAACTAGTTAGTGATATAGTAGTCACTAGGAAAGTAAATAAACCTAAGTTCAAGTATCAATACAACAGAACATACAACCATCACTACAAATGGAACGACTTTAATAGTTTTCCTGACTTAAGTGATGATGAATATGTAGATGTAGAAGCTAAGGTAGATGATATGCTATCTTTGTTTTATGTAGGTGAATTAGGTTACAAAAAGCTTAAGAAGCAAATTACTACTCTAAATAATAAACTTGCTAAAGATGATAGTGAGTTAAGAGTTGAATTGCCTGCTAAGCCTATATTAGAAAGTGTAATAAAAAGTGGATACTTCGACAGACACGGAGCTTCTAAGTTAATAGTGTGTAATACTCAAGGAAAATTACCATTATGAAAGAAACATTAGCATACGATAAAAATCGTAATCCACTTAAACAAACAAAGTACCAATCTAAAGAATGGCCATTCAAAACAAAGAAATCTGCTACAAAAGCATTTGCTGAGTTTGAAAAGATCTATGGTCGTGGATGGTACTATTACGAGGGTTGGAATCCTGCTACATACAAGGAATTACCTTGGATAACAAGATTTCACCCTGATTACAAACTGTATTTAGCTTATAATAGGAGGAAAAAGCGTGAAAGACAGGTACGAAGGGATAGTAAATAACTATCACAAATATACCTATCATATACTAGGTTGCGGTGCTATTGGTAGTGCCGCAGCTACTCAACTAGTTAGGATGGGTGCAACCAACATAGTCTTGTATGATATGGACACAGTTGGTGTAGAGAACATTGGTGTATCACAGTACAATACCAAGGATATTGGATTATTCAAAACAGCAGCACTAACAGAACATTTGCTATTTATTAATAGTGATATAGACGTAGAACAAAAGTGTGGAAGATTTGATGCAAGTATGTGGTCTCCAAGACAAAATGCTACAAACGATGTAGTAATATTAGGTTTTGATAGTATGGAAGCTAGAAAAGAAGCTGCCGAAATAATACTAAAGAATGATAATCCAGCAGCTATGATAGATGGTAGAATGGGTGCTGAACATTATCACCAAATAGTACTTGAAAAACCAACATTAAGTAAGTATATTAAGCACTGGTATAGTGACGAAGATGGTGATCCAGAACCATGTAATGCAAAAGCTACAAGCTATTGTAGTAACATGTCTGGTAGTTTTATCTCAGACACTATAAAGAAATTACTTACGGATAGTGTTTACTATAAAGAGTTATCATTTCACTTTCCTAGCTTAACAATGCGTAGAGCAGGATTAGTAGATAATAGTAAACAATAGATAAATTAGTTGCGGTAGTAGGTATCCATATCCACACTCATGTTCTACTATCATCTAGACTACTACCGCAGCCCATTAGGAGAAACTATGAGTAAGATAGATACCGATAAAGCAAACAAAGCTTTTGAATTACAAGAAAAAATAAGTAAATTAATAGACAAACTTGATGACTTAGGTTTCGAGTTTATGTTCTATAATCAAATAAGTTCAGTTAGAAGGAAAAGAAATGTTAGAAGAAGCAATAAAGTCAATACTTAATTACCTTTGGGAAGATGAAAGAAAACACTTTAATGGTGAGTCTGACCACATCTTTTACAGTCTAATACAACTTGCAATATCCTACAAAATAGAAGCTTTATACCCTGATATACTTAGGACATTATCTAATGCTTACGATGATAATGAGAAATATCTAGATCAGGAAAGTAAAGATAAGATATTTGAGTGGATCAAAAAATACAAAAATGAAGAGTTATTTACGGCCGTTGACGATGATACGTTAGTTTGTAGTAACTGTATATCACCAAGTGTTTATGTACAACAGTTTATAAACCCAAATGATAACAGTCATCCAAACTACCAAAATTATGAAATGATAGCAATATGCGAGTATTGTAATTTCGAAGAGACAGAGCTAGTACCTTTGTCTAAAGCTGAAAAATAACTTGCATAACAGTATATTATTTCATATATTCACATAGTTAGTTAAACTTGTGTTATAGATAATCAGTGTAGTTTCATATGCAGTTCACATTTTGCCGAGTGTGTTACAGACGTGAAGCTACGTTGGTTATTAACTTTAACCTACTTTAAATAGAAAAGGAACATAATATGAAATTTAAAGGTAAAGAATATACTGAAGTAAAGGATAGATTGTTTGGATTCTTATCTGAATATCCCCAAGCAACTATTAAAACAAAACTGATTTCAGTAGATCAGATCATAGACTCACCAAGCGGAGAACAATGTAATGAATATATTGTACGTGCTAAGGTGATTCCTAATCCATTACAAGAACCAGAAATTTATTACACAGGCTATGCAGCTGAACGTGATAATACTGGTTTTGTAAATAAGACATCAGCATTAGAAAACTGTGAAACATCAGCTGTTGGTAGAGCATTAGCTTTTGCTGGATTTGGTGGTGACTTTGCTATAGCTTCTAAAGAAGAAGTTGACAATGCAAAGACAGCTGCTAAAAAATCAGCAGTAACAGTAGATATGCTTTCTAAGTTAGATGCTTTGTCTAAGAGAGTTAAATCACATATAGGTGAAGAACATTATCGTGTTTATGTAGAACGTAGATCTAATGGATATTACGATACTAAAGTTAGATACAATAAAACAATGGATTTCTTTACAAAATCTATACCTACAGAAAGTGAGGCTACAAATGTCAAACAAGGATAAAATGTATACTTACACTGTAGAGAGTTCTAAACCTGGAAAGTGTGAAACTTTCTACAATAACGGTCATTTCGTACTTATGAATATACTATTAACAGATAATGGTACTATTGATATACAATCAAACTTAGAAGAATTTGAAACATTCTTAGAAGATATGAATCACGGAATGATTGAAGCTGCAAATGAGAAAAACAGAGATCATGCAATGGCTAACATGGATGCAGATGTTAGTGCAGATCGTAATATGTTAGGAGAATAACATGGCAATTAGTGGTACAAAAGTTGCATCAAACAAGACAATTAAAAATTATTTTGTTAATGAATGCAAGATCACAGATGCAGAAGTCATGGATAGTCAATACACTGACATGAGCTTGAAGTTACAATTAGAAGATAAGAACAACGGGTACACATATACCTGCTTTGTTAACCAAAACTTCGAGAAAGATCATGCTGGTGTAGTTACAGATATGAAATATCCAACTGACTTAAACACACTATTCTTAGCAGCAGGAACAGATTTAAATGTTTCTGATGCAGGAGTATTAGCAACAAAATCTTTAGAAGGTTTAGTTGATAAAGAAGTAGCATGTATTACATACAGTTCTACTGGTAAATACAAACGTAATACATGGGGTGTTGTTTCTAGCCTTAGTAAGAAAGATGACTTAGAATCTCAGTTCGTAAAACAACTAGAAAAAGGTTATCCTAAAGACTATCAAAAACCTACAGTACAAGCAAAAGGATCAGATACAGTTGTAGTATCTGGTGAACAAGTTGCTGTAGATGATTTACCATTTTAATGACTATTGAAAACATAGTAATTAATTGGATCAAAAGTCGAGCAAGATCCAATCCTAATTTCTATAGTTACGAATTCGAAGAAAGTATACCAGCTTACGGAAGACTTACAGAACAAAAAGTACATACTGCAAGTTCTTATTCTAGGTCTTTTAGAAAGATACGTGAAAGTAATACTTTAGATAAGCATGGTATTAAATTAACCGAAATACAACATGAAAACAATAGTAAGGTAAAAGGATGGAAAATAGAAACACTGTAATAGAAGTGATCCAAGGTGATTTAAGTAATAGAAATAAAGTATCTACATTAGACATCTATAACAAGATTGAACAAAAGAACATGTTTGGCAAAGAAATGTATAGGTCATACTATTCTTTTGACTCAACTTTTGGTGACTACGTATTAACTAACAAAACAGTTAAAGGTTTTGACGGTTTAGCTTATGCAGATACTATTACTATTGACTTAGACAAAGGGGAACACAGTGATGATAAGTTCCAAGAGTACCTTAGGTACTGTTTAAATGAGTTGTTTGACTTTGATATTAGAAGTGAAGATATAAATTTGTGGTTTAGTGGTAAAGGTTATCACATTGAATTACAAAACGTGTTTGGGTTTCAGCCCAGTAAAAACCTTCACACTAAAGTTAAATCTACAATGCAAGAATACTTTACATTTGGTGATAACATTTATGACAAAACTAGAATTATACGTTCTAAGTGGTCATTAAATCCAAAAACTAAATTGTACAAAGTATTTATACCATTACAACACATTTGGGACTTATCATACGAAGAGATATGTAAGATAGCAAAGTCTAAAAAGACTTATGATTCTTACACTAAATCTCATGAAGGTTTCTACAATACATTAAATGTAGATAAAACAGTAGAACCTTATTTACAGAAATACATCATTACTTCACCACAAGTTGTTCAATCCAACATAACCAAGACAGGGGATACTACATCTGTTGTTACTTGTGTACAACATATCTTTAATGAAGGACCTACTCAGGGATCTAGAAATACAAAGATAATGCGTATGTCAAGTAGTTACAAGAGAGCAGGTATTCCCTATCTTGTAACCTTAAATGGTATGATAAATTGGGCAGATGGACAGCTTGATGCAGCTGAAGTAACTAGAACAGTTAGTAATATATACGAAGAAAATTACATGTATGGATGTCAAGATATTATTATGGCAGAATACTGTGATCCAAAATGTATTCACTTTAAAAGAAAAGATTACATGATGGACATTAAAGATGTTATTGCGTTAGAAGACTTCTTTAAAGAGTATATAGAAAATGATATGTCTAAGAAATCTGTAGACATGAAAGATGTATTTGACTGTGACAGTTTTGTATTTAAACCAGGTGAATTAGTAGTAGTTAGTGGTGATACAGGTATGGGTAAATCAGCTTTTGTGCAAAATATAGTTACAAAAGCACAAAAAGATTGCTTGTTCTTGTCACTAGAAATGAATGAAATACTAACATTTCGTAGATTTGTACAAATAGCTATGAAACAAAATGCACAATGGGTGATCAATCAATACAAAAGTGATCCAAGTGTATCGTTTCAAGAGTTATTAGGACACATCAAAATTGTTACTATAGCACCAGATATAGAAGCTGTTAAAAAGATAGTCGCACAACATGAACCTAATATTCTAGTTGTAGACACTACTGATGAATTACAAGCAAGTGGTAATAGATCATCAGATATAGAAAAGCAAAACAATATTATAGATGGATTGAAAGCAATAGCTCAAAGAAATCATACTATTGTTATTGCAGTACATCACGTTAATAAAGTCAGTGCAAGTCAGGGTGTAATTGGATTACACTCATTAAAAGGCTCTACTAACGTTGTACAAAAAGCAGATAAAGTACTTGTAGTTAAGGGAAATCGTAACGAAATTCATAGAGTCATTACTTCTGAGAAATCAAGAGATGAAGGTAGATTTGAATTGATTGCAGAATTTGACTATAACACTTTTACATTTAATAAGAAAATAATAGTATAAGGAGAAGAAAATGAATTTCTTAAAATACATAATTGACTTTAGAAACTTCTCAACTAAAGCTATGGGATTTGAAGCACACCATTATGGTGTTAGATTATTCTATATATTTAGTTTAGGAGTTAACTACATGCCATTGCAACATGCAACCAGACTAACATTCTATGTTAGATTATTCAATAGATTAGAATTTGAGTGGGCCATAGTAATATGGGAAGCACTTGAAATGAATCAAGAAATGGTAGAAATGTATGACGCATAGGAATAAAATACGTGGCAATAATTTAGAGCGTGAAATCGTCAATATCGCCAAAGAGGAGGGGCTCTCTGCAAAGAGGGCCTACGCCTCAGACGGAAGATCATTAGGCAAATCAGAAGTTGTAGATGTTATAGTAGAAGATTACTGTATACAATGCAAACGTAAAAAGAAAATAGCACAATGGTTATATCCAGATTACCATGGAGATGACGTAGATCTAGTTGTTACACGTATGGATCGAAAAGAAGCTTTAGTGGTTATGCCATATAAAAAGTTTATAGAATTAATAAAAAACGATAAAATGCCCCTATCAAAAGAAAAAGAACTAAGCATACTACGTTCTTTAGAAGATAGGGAGGAGGATATATGATTATCATAGAACTTAAAGATGTATCTCAGTTAGTTGTTATGAAAAATGCTTTAGTCAATTACAAGAAAGCACCTTTCTTATCTAACACAGAACAAGAACTAATCGAGACAATACTTAATAACTTAAATAAACTGTAATATTATTGCCCTACATAATATGGCTTAAAAGGAGTCATGCAGGTAATCAACCCTGTTTACCCTTAAAAGCAAATACATCTGGATATTGGTTGGCAAACTAAATAAGATAACAGTAGGGCAATAAGAAGGAGAAACAAATGGAATTAATATTTGTATTTATACTATCAGCTACAATACTTTGGGCAGTAAGTAGGTACTTAAAATGAAACCCTTACGTAATGAAGTTATAGTTAAAGAGATAGTCAAAGAATCTAAAACTGATTCAGGTATTATATTAGAAGACGACTATCACACATCTAGAGATAAAACAATTACTGCTACAGTTACACACGTTGCAGATGCAGTTAGATCTGTAAAAGTAAATGATACAGTACTTATTTATTCTGGTGGTTACAAACAAAATATCAATAATGAGGAATTAGTGTTTATGGACGAATCTGAAATACTAGCTGTATTACTATGAAAAAGTTTACATTTAGTAATTGGGCAGAAAGAATATATGGAAAACAGATCCATGGCCCTAAGAAAGTAGTAGATAAACAATGGTCTTTAAAAGATGAATACCATCTTAATAAAAATAATTTGATATTTAAGAAAGATTTTCCACTAAAACGAATTTTAAGTGATTTATCTAAAGAAAATGACAAGTTAAAGAAAAAAAGTTTACGAGAATAGCCCTAGAAGCTCGTAAACTTTTTTTTTAGTAGTAAGTACCCAGTAAAAACCAATCACTTATTCTACCTATCAAATATTGCGTTAAACGTCTTCAGCCTCTAAATTAGCTTCTATTTCGTCTAATTCAGTCTGTGCTTCAATTTGATCACGTCTTAAACTATGTATTCTATGTAATGGTATACCAGTCATGAAGTCTACAGCCATAGCAGGACTTTGATACGTTCTATATAAATCTCTACCTAATCTACCAAATGGAAAATATGTTGCAAGTTGGAACTTATAAAAGTTTTCATAATCACCATTCAATATAGAAGTTATAGGAGGCAATATAAATCTTGCAACTGGTGGTGTAACAATTTGTAATGGTGCTAACACTTTACTAGGATATTGATTAAAGAAAGCACGATCACGTTCTTCTGTATCACCAAACATTAATTGTGCAGTATCTTGCATCCATGACATTGGTGGTGATAAAGAATATTCAAATATACTAGCTACAAATATGTTAGCCATGGCTAATGCAAATAAATCAAAAGATACTTGTCTTTGAAATCTTTTACTTGCTATCTTAGTGTAATCAAAACCTACATCTTTAGCATTTCTGTATATATCCATTCTTCTTCTAATACTATTCCAAGCATAAGGCTGGAATCTAGTTAGTACTCTACCTAAAGAAGTATTAGCAAAATTAGGTCTTTCAGTAGCTTGATACAAGAACTGTGAAGCTTTAACACCTTCAAGAGAAAGTTTTATTAATCCAGGATTATTGAAAGACATTTTACTAGAAAATCCATCAGGAGTATTTAAAGTATTTTGTAAGTGAAATATCATGTGTGATAAGAATGTAGTACCTCTTAAGTGTCTTTCTGACTCTCTCATAAAGAAAGCACCCATATCTACAATAGACTCGTCAACTTTATATTCACGAATAAGATCCATCATAGTAGCATCTCTTAGTCTATCTCTACTTGTTTTAGTAACCATGTCATAACCAGAGTTTCTAGCATCCATAAGTCTTTCACCAAACTCTTTTACTACCTTAAATGCATTCTTACGACCAAATACTTTTTCTATAGCTACTAATTGCAACTGAGTAGTATCAAATACACCAACACTACCATCCATCCAATTGAATATATCTTCTCTGGTTGTCATAGTTTTCTGTTCAATTTTTTTAGTGTCTGCATTAAAAAACTCATATTTAGCAGTTTCCATTTGTCCAGTATCTTTGTTATACTCTCTAAATATGTTATTTAACATCCACTCAGTATTAAAAGACTTTCTTACAGGATTTAAACCAACATCTGTAATTAAATTAGTATAACCACCTATAAAATTAGTAATTGGTGTTTTAGGTGCTGACAACAAACTAATTAATTCGTACTTACCTTCTAAATTACTTAAGTATCTTAAGCCCTCATTCACTTGAGTTCTTTTTTGTGCAGGATCACTAGACAATTCACCAAATAACTTTGCACCAAATGCATCATTAATAGTTTCCATTTTACGACCTACAGCATCATCACTAGTCATGTGGTATAAACTACCATATTTACCAGTTGTGTTGATTTGTGACAATAGCCGCTTCGCATTACGATTTATCTGCTTTATATACTCTGCATTGGCTTTAGTAACATTACCTCTATTTGACAAAAGGATGTTCGTCTTCTTTTGTGGAGATAACTCTACTGCTTCTCTAAAATCATAAACTAAATCTAATTCTGCTTTTAATAAATTTAAACCTTTCGTTGAAAATTTATTATCTATAAATCTTTGATATAAAGGTATATGTTTTTCTTGTATTCCATGTGTCTGTAAAGATCTATGTAAACTTAAACCCATCATGTTTAATCCAGCATCTCTTAAATACCCAGACCAACCTAATGCATTAATATCATTTTCTACATTATTTACTTTATCAAATCTTTTTACAATAAGTTCAAGATTAATACCAGTAGTATTTGTTAAATGAGATTTTACTAAACCACCAGCATATCTTCTTAATGCTTCTACATCCAATCTATAAAAAGGCATAACATAAGGACCTCTTTTATGCATATTACGATATGTATAATCTCCAATATATCTACTATCAGAAAGTTTATCTCTAGATAATAAATCATTTACTGTTATTTCATTAGCCATTTGTCCTTCTAATGCTGAGTTCATAAACTCTCTATTTTGTAAAGAAAGTTTTTCTGCTCTATATAGTTGTTTAGCCTCTGTAAAATTCAAAGGTCTACCTCTTTCTAAATCAGTAATTAACATTCTATTTGCAATATGTTCAGGTAGTTGAGATTTATCTGTTATAGTTTCCATTTCAGCATTTACTTTTCTAGTTAATTCTCTTTCAATTTTTTGAGCATTTTTAGAAATATCAGTATGTCCTACTCTAGGAAAATAACCTTCAGTAACTTTGTTTTGAAACAATTCTTTATAACTAGAATTTTTATTTAATCTATTTATAACTCTTTGTTTTAATTCTTTCTTTATTTTTGTAGGTAATTTTTCTGGTTTTGATAAGTCATAATTTTTATAAATTCCTTGCATTTCATCTCTTAATTTTAAATGATGTTTAAAAAATAACATATCATTATAAGATGGCATTAAAAACTGTGAAATCTCTCTGTTGTTAAATTGTCCTTCTATACTAGATCTTTTTAAACCACCTTCTCTAGTAGTATATGCTCCTTGATAATTCATAATAGAATCAAAGAAAGCTTTATATCTATCTTCTCTAAATATTCCAGTATTTTTATCTAAAAATATTTCTTCAAGTTTCATCATTTCAAATTCTCTACCAAATGTTTTATCTGTTTTGAGTCTTTTAAATTCTTGCCCTGGTTTCCAAAGTTTAAAATCTTTATTCCAAGTACCTATGTGTAAAAAAGTTTCTTTAATATTTTTATGTCTAGATGCTATATAATTATCGTATACCCAATCTGTAAATGTTTTAATATCTTTTTTTAATTGTTGTGAAACAAATACACTAGGTTTAACATTTTTACCTTTAAATTCTATTCTAGCTCCAGATTCATCTAACTTCTGAATTAATGCTTTAGATTCATTGTATTTTGTTTTTATATAATTTTTACTTTCATAATCAATTTTTTCACCAGCTGGATATTTACCATTATTCCATTCTAAACTATTTACAGCATGTTCTTCAAGTAATTTTCTATGTTCTTGTAACGTAGCATCATCTTTTGTTAAATATTTAAACCAACCAGCATGTACTTTTTCTATATTATCTCTAGCTGCTTTTGTAATAGTGTCTGTAAAGTCTACATGATTTTTCATTAAATGTAATGGTGACATAGGTTGTTTCATATATTCTGCTTTAATTTCACCGTTAGCCATCATTTTATTTTCTAGTATAGGTTGTAATTCTAATTCACTCATAAATCCTAATCTATCACCTACTATGTCATAAAAATACATATGGTCTCTACCACGTGGTTTTTCTTTAAACTTACCATCTTTAGTTATTAAATCTTTCATAGGAGTAAAAGATCTTTTTAATTGTCCTATAAAATTAACCATATCTTTACTATCCATAGTAGAAATATCTCTCATTACACCTTCACCTTTTTTAGTAAATGCTGCAAAATAATAATCTAAATTAGGTAATACTTGAGGATATTCTTCTAATATTTTTCTAAATTCTTTTAATACAATTTCATTTTCAGGAGTAGTAGGCTCTAATATATTTTTATCTAATCTTTCTAGGTATTTATGTTGATCTTTAAAAACTCTTTTAATTGTTTTAACTGCTTGTTCTTTTTCAGTATTAGGATCTCGTTTACTTTCTTTAAACTTTTTAGCTAAATCTTTACGTGTTTCATTAGCTATTTGTCTTTTAGATGTTTTAACACCAAATAAACCATCTACATCACTTATTATAGTTTCACCTATTTTTTTACCACTGCTATCGTTAATAACTTTAATTTTTACTTTTTGCTTTTGTATATCAGCTTCAACTTCTTTAGCTTTTTTACGAACTATTTTAGGTTGATTCATTGTATTAATATCAAGTATTTGATCTCCAGAAAAACTTTCTGTTAATGCTTCTATGTATGCTTGCGTTTTTTTAGGTACACGCATTTTTTTATTCATAGCCTCTAGGCCTTGTTCTATAATACCTTTTTTTAAATCTAATAAAGCTTGTCTATTTTCTGGAGTTACAACTTTTGATCTGTCAAAAAACGGAACCCTATTGTATAATATAGCTTCTGCTTGTTCTCTTTTTCTTATCCATCTTTGCATCAATTCTGGATTTTGAGTAGCTCCCATTTTATTTGTATCATAATCTTTGTAAGAAACTTCAACTACTTGATCTTTATTTAAATTTTTAGTTGTTCCTTCTATAAATCTATTAGCATCACTTATTATTTTAAACAACTGTTCTGTTGTTTTATTTTTCATTTCTTTAAATCTAAATCTAGGATTTGCTGATAAATATGAATCTATAATTAAATCAATATCTTTTATAAAAGGTTTATATGCTGGAACTTTTCTATATCTAGCACGTATTTTTAATAGTTCTTGATTAACCCATTTATAGTCTAATTTACCTCTTTCTACATTAAAGCCACTTCTATCTCTAAATACATTAGCACTATAGTAAAAAGATTCTTTAATACTATTTACTTGGGATTGTATATCTTTTACTAATGTAAATGCTTCATCAACGCTTAGTTCTGTCATTCTGCTTTTACCTACTTTAGTAATAAATACATCAGATACATAATCAGCTACATTTAAATCTAAAGCATTGTGAAAATGTTGCTCTATGTTTCTAGTAGGAGTTAATGCTAAGGTGTTATATTTTTTATCACCAATAGCTTTTAATTCTTTAAATAAATGATTACCAGGTCTTTTTAAAGAATATATAGCATCTATTTCATTTCTATAACCAGGTATTAATCCATACTTATCATAGTATTTACTATTTAATAATCTAGTATTTAATTCTGTAGTCATTTGTAATACAAAATCATATGGCTCTATAGCATTAGTATTTAAATGATCAAAACCTCTAGAAATAGATTTAATATAATCGAAAGACTGTATTCCCCAATCCATTCTAGAAGAAAGTTTTTGTGCTACATTATATGTTTGCAAGTCGTATCTAAAGTCTGCATTATTTACAAACTCATTTATAACTCTAGGTGAATTGTTTATTTCAGCAATAGTAGGTTGACCGTAAAGTAAATGATATGTCTCTGCTAAATTTTCTAATTCTCTTATTTTTGTTATATCAATATATTTAGTTTTCTTTTCTCTTGTTACTGGCTTTGTTCTTCTAGAAGAGGTTGCATCTCCCCATGAAATTTCTGATAATTTACTTACATTTTCAAAAACACCTTTTTCATTTTGAACTTGTAATTGAAAATATCTACTCCAAGTTAATTCACTTAATGTAAAATTGTCTGGTACATTTAAATATTTAGGACTATCAGCATATCCGTTTTTAGCTTTTAAAGATTCTACTTCAAATTGCTTTAAAAGTTTAAGGTAATCTTGTATATTAGTAGAGTTCATAATATTACCTTCTCCGTCTTTTAAAACTATTCTATGTTTTTTAATTCCATCGTAATTTTTGTTAGTGTTTACTTCTACTAACATATAAGGAACTTCTCTTGAAGGTTCTGTAATTTTAGTATTAATAATTGCATCCATAACTTTTATTTGTCTATCTAATGCATTTACTGCACCACCCATAGCTTCTTTACCTATAAATGCACTTCTACCAGCCTCTATTCTTTTATATGGATCTATAATGTCTTTTAAAACGTCATTAGATGTTTTTGGTGCATACTCTACAAAGTATCCTAAATCTGTTAAAAACTTAGGAGGCGTTTCTAAATTAATTAAATTACCTTTTTCATCTCTTAAATAATCTCTATTATTTCTAAATTCTTTATTTAATTCTTTAGGTATATTATAATGTACAAATGCTTCGTCAAAATCATTATCTGCACCATCCATGTAAAACTTTTCTTTTGCATTTACATATATACCTATACCTGGTTTATCAACAAATCCACCAAATTCAGGAACTCTAGCACCACTTACACCACTATTAGGAACACGCAACAATGTTTGTTCATTTAATACATTTTTAATATTTATTGCTTCTGTTTTAGTTAACTTAGTTAAACGTAACATATCCCAAGCTTGCCCTAATGTTTTTATAGCAGGTATTCCTTCTACTCTAACAGGTTTCGATCTAGCATCTCTACCTAACATCCATGCATTTTCACCAACACCAGTTGTTATTTTATTAGGACCTTGATTTTCTCTACGTTGATGCACAGACAATTCTTCTGCATTTAATCCCATTAAAGGTGCTTGAAATCCTTGTGGATCTCTAGGTTTAACATTTCTAGTTACTATAAATCTAAATAAAGCTTTGTTTATGTAATCTTTATAAGGATGTCTACCAAAAACAAGAGGATCATAATTGTTCATGTTTAATATTTCAGAAATCTGATAATTTTCTTGAATAGCTTCTCTCATTGCTGAGTTTTGTCCAGGCTCCCACATAGCAGTACTTAAATCATTTTCATTAGCTTCTACTATCTTTTTTAATACTTTTTTAAATGTAGGGTTATTTATACCACCTCTAGTAGTATCATTTTTCATTTCTATAATTACTTCTTCAGGAACTCTAAAAACATCAAAGTCACGTGTTATTTCTTTTCCAGACCTAAAACTATTTATTAACTCTATACCTAACTGTGGATCTCCTTCATTACTACTACGTATCCACTCATTAACTTCTCTATCTAAATTTTCTGCACGTGTTGGGTCTTCTGTTCTAATTTTTGCCATAGAAACAGAATCGTATAATTGTTTACCAGGACTTATTCCTTTATTAAAATGTGAAGAATCTTCTCTTACACCTAAATCTATATAAGTTTCATTCCAATTATAGTCTACTACTTCCTTTGGTGTTAATGGTTTATCTGTATAATACTCACCTTTTTTAGCATCCCATTTCAATTCTACGGCATTAAAATTACCTTTATTTGTTTTACCACCAGATTCATAAATAACGTGATGTATAGGAAATCCTCTTTGCATTTGATCAAACATCCATTTGTCTAAAGCTTTACTTGCAATTTCAGAACCTATTTTATTTTTAAGTAAATTAACTCCGTTTCTAGGACCTCTAAAAAAAGTTAATTTCATTTTACCGTCTGTTTTATCTATGTAATATCTATTTGCCATAGATTTAAATACGTCAGATCTAACACTATGAACTGAATCAGTATTACCAAGCATTATTTCACCATGTACTTCACCTGGTATATCTTTTAAATAAACTACTCCCATTTTTTGTTTAGAGTCTGTTATTCTGTGATCTTTAGCATTCATAGGTATATTAGTACCTATATCCATAGCTGCGTATTTATTATACTCTACTACATCTTTATAATTTAATTTTTGATTATTATTAGCACGTAATTCTGCTATTCCATCTAAAATATTATCTACTTTTAGTTTACCATGCCCCTTTAAACCTCTTAAAGTGTGCTCTCTTAGCAAGTAATAGGTGTTAGCCATATATACCTGACGGTTTGTTTCTGTTATGTTCTTAAAACCTATTTTTTCTAATATTTTTATTTGATCTGTTCTAGATAAATAATTAGTCTCATTAGGGAATTTATCTTGTATTGGCAAAGGTTCTACTAAAACTACTCCTTTATCTTTCAAAGCTTTAGAAACATAGAAACCGTCTTTTATAAGCTTTGTATTTATAGCATCTAATGCTTTTTCATTTAATGTAAATTCATATTCAGCTTTACCACGTGAATCTAGTTTAGTTCTATAACTATGAGTTAAAATTTTATCGTATTGTAATTTATATATACCTGGAGCATCTATACCTAGTTGTTTTTTGCTAAACATAGTACCAGTACGTTTATCATACTGAACGTCTGATATAACATAAGACACATCTTCTATAGTACCTTTTACATGTTTATCGTGTTTATTTTCACTTCTGTATTTAACTAATATAGTTCCATCTATATCTTCACTAGGAAATTTTTGTTTACCAAAACCTTCTTTAGAAGTATATCCCCCTTTAAAAGGATTTAAATCTTGAATACCATGGTCTGTTTGTTCTTCTAAATTCTTTTTTATTAATAAGCCTCTACCTAATTCTTGACGTATATTTGTAGGTAAAGTAATTCCATATTTTTCTATTTTTTGAAAAAACTCTATATCAGTTTTTGCTTTTTCTGCAATATTGTTTAAATCTAATTTAACTTTTGTGTAATCTAATTTACTGTCATTATTTAATAAATAGTTAATAGCAGTTTCTAAAGGTCTTTTTAATATTGTTTTAGATGACTGCTCAGAAGAAACAGCTTCAATATTTTCATTAGCCATTGATATTTCGTTTTTATAATCTCCTAATCTTTCTTGTGCAAAATCTTTTGTATTTTTAGGTTGTTTCGGTATAGAAGCAACTACTTCATTTGGATTATCTACATTTGCATCAAAAACTGGTTTTTGTACAGTTCCTTCTAAAGATTTGTCTACTACATAATCAACATAGTCTTCATAGTTTTTCCAAGTTTTATTACCTGGTACTCTATCATTACCATGTCCTGCAATATTTAATGTAGGTTTTTTACCTATTTTTTTTGTTACATCTTCTATAAACTGACGTAATTGTTTTGCTTCAGCATCTGCTCTTTTTTTACTTGTTAATCCTTTTGTAATAATAATATGAGGTTTAAATCCTGCCATAAACCTACCACTAGACAATGTTTGTGACGATGAACCATTTTTCCATATACCTTCAGAAGCATAACCTATTGTTCTGTTTGTACCAGCACTTTTATCTATATGTTCTGGTCTTGCAAAAATTACAGTTGCATCTGTATTCTCTATGTTTCTTATAGTTCTATTAGCATAATCTTCTGGAGCAAACTCTCTATCACCTCTTTCTGTTCTTCTAGTAATAGGTTCTGTAACTCTTTCAACTCCATAATCTTTTACTAATTTATCTTTAGCTTTTTTAGATCCAGTAATTTTTGTTTTAAAATCAGACGTTACAAATCCACCAGTTTTTATACCTTTACGTTTAGCAGATTTTAAACCTCCATAATCAGCACCAGATTGCATACCTGAAAATATAGATTCTACTATAGTGCTTTTAGTTTCTATTCCAGCATTTTTATTATATATTTTTTTTACAGTTTCTTGTTTACCTTCACCTATTTCAGGAGCCTGTACATTAACACCTTCTTTTTTTACTGATATTTTTTTAGGAGTTTTAACTTTTTCTTTTATATGCTCTGCACGATCTATTATAATTTTATCTTCTACACTTATAGGTTTAGTTAAATCTATATTTCTTTCTGCAGCTATATCTTTAACAGTTTGAGATACTTGTTGCATAAAACTAGGTTTTTGACTATTTATAACATTTAATTGTTGAACTCTAACAGAGTCTAAATAACTATCTATATAATCTCTATCTACTTTAGGTAACGATTGGTACTCTGGATCTTTTCTCCATTTTTCTTTTACTGTAGTTATGTTTTCATTGCTAGGAAAATATCTATCATTAATAAATTTAGTTCTATTCATAAACCCAGCAGATTTAGCTGAAGCACCAAAGAAGAAACCTAATAGATATTCATATATTTGATCTGGTAATGGTGCCCCTCTTAATGTAGTCATACCACCTTGAAAAGATGCCCCTAATGTACCTTTAATAAGCATTTCTACAGCTTCGTATTTATTAGGGTCTTGATATAATTGTCTTGAAGCTAATTTTACAGCTTCTCTACCCATTTGTACTGTGTCTTTATTACGTAACATATCACCAATACGTACATAATTACCTATACTACCAAACACAGCTCCTGCTGCTGCACCGTGCATAGTAGCATCTAACATAGCTTTAGGGCCTTCTTTCCAAGAAGATACTCCTAATGCTACACCTAAATGAACTGCTTGTGTTGCTGCATTTCTTACAGAAGCTTTACCAAATAATCCTTTTGTTAAAAATCCTTTACTTAGCAATGCAGTAGATCCTATAGCACTTTGTGTTTGTTCTAAAACTTTATCAGCAACCATCATAGGTACTGATTGTAAAGCAAATGTGTTAGGTGATATTTCTTTTCTTAATAAAGGAGGTGCTTTAGATGCAACTTTAGATATACCTTCTCTTACTGCTTTACTACTTTGTCTAGCTGCTTGTTTTGCTTGTGCTATAGGTATCCATCTACCACCACTTATAACACTAGCAATAATATCAGGTGCAAAACCTAATAAGTGACCAAACTGATTTGCTATTCTTTCTGATGTAGTGTCTGCTTCTTCAGCCCAACCTAAGGTAGTAAAACCTTCTACAACACCAGAAGTAAATTGATTAACTACAGATAATATATTTGAACCAGACTTATCAAGATCACGATTCCACTTAATATCATATTTTTTATGTTGTTTTTCTATATAATCAAGATCTTCTTCACTAAAAAGATTAGGTTTCATACGATAAGAAGTATCTAATCTTTTAAGATATTCTTCTGGATTAATTATACCAGTAGTTAATAGGTTGTCAATATAACCTATCTGTGTATTCGTTGTTGCCATTATTATGAAGCTTCTTTACGTGGATCAATACTTAATGCATCCATAATATTATCTATATTATTTGCAAGTTGTTTTGTTTGATTCCAATCAGATTTAGCTTGAAAAGATATAGCAGGCATTAAACCTCTACTATCTTCTGAGGCAACTTTAGAAAATCTTACACTTCTATCCATATAATCCATAGCAGTATTTTCAAATTTTCCTACTTCACTCTCTATCTTTTGATCTATAACTTTAACCATTGGATTGTCTGGTGCCCAATAATTTAACATAGCTCTAGTTGTTGCTAAATCTTGCAAACTAGGTAATGTATTTGTTTCAAAAGAATCTAAATATTGACCATACCTTCTTTGTGCCAATGATTGCTGAAAAGGTAAATCAACAAAACCTCCTAATGTGTCCATACCGTATCCTAAAAAACCAGATTGTTCAAAATTTATTTGATCTTGCATTGGCATTTTAGTTATAGATTGTATAGCCATATTAGCCATATTATTAGCTAATACTCTATTTTCATTTCTTATTGCACGTTGTTCTGCTTTGTAAGCAGATAAACCTGTTACTTTGTCTACGGCTTCTGTTAAACCAGCTAAAGCACTTATTGTTGCAGCACTATATGACATTTTTCCCCCTTATCCTATTAATTTTTTATAACTTTCCATAAAATTGTAAGACATATCATTCGTATATTGTCCCAAAGAATTGTAAGTCGTTTGGTATTGAGACAGTTGATTTCTTAAATTTTGTGCATTTGCAAATGATGTACCTTGATATTTTAATTCAGCAGCATCTATAGCAGCCCCATAAGAATTGTCTATTGCATCTACAACTTGATCTTGATAACCACTTCTTAAATTTGTTCTAGAAAAAGTATCCATTGCACTATCTCTTCTTATTTCTGTTGCATCTAACGCTCTATCTGTAGCTAAATCAAAAGACTCACCTGCCATTCCTTGTTTAATATTATAATCTTCAACAGCAAATTTTCCACCTTGTATAGCATCTGCTTGGCCTATTTTACCTTGTTGTTTCTTTTTATTTAACAATGCACGTTCATCTTTGATAGCTTGATTAGTTAAATATGCACCGCCTAAAAAACCTAAAGCCTTACCCCACGGCATTGCAGCTTCTAACAAACCACCAGCTAAACTACCTTTACCTAAAAGATTAGTAGCTCCTTTAATTATTTTTCCAAAAAATCCCATTACTTATCACTCCTATATCCAAACCCTAATCTTCCTAATACAGCCATCATATCAAAATCTACAGCAAATTGCTTAGATACTATTCTGTGTATTCTTTTGTATCTTTCCATTCTTACATCTGCATCCGTACTTTCAGAAGGAGGTACTGCTACGTTTGGTATAACTGTATCTACTTCTTCTTGTATTGGATTTGTTATTACATCAAAATTTACTTCTTTGTCTGCCATTTTAGTCCTCCTGCAACTTTTCTATAGCTTTACAAAAATCAACAACTCTAACTGGTGTTTGTTTATACCAATTAGAATATTCTGGTTTTCCACGTTTTTTATATGTTATTTCTGCAATAGCATCTTCATATCTTTTATCGCATAAAGCTTTCCAAGCTGATGGAAATTTTTTATACCAATTTACACCTAATTGAAAATTAACAGAAGTTAATGCTATTTTAAAATCTTTATCAAATACTTCTAGTTTAACACATTGTTCATTACAAGCATCTAATGCTTTTTCTATATCTTGTTCAAACCAATCACTTATAATTTTTTCATCTATTACATCACCAACTTTATATAATTCATTTTCTTTTTTAGTTAGTAAATGTCCTATACCACAAGTAGGTTTTCCTAAAGTATCTAAATATACATCTTCTCTATAACCTTCTCTTAACTTCATATGCTCATAAAGTTTTTTTCTAAAAGAGAAAGTAGCTATTGGTTCTGGTATCATCATTAGTTAGAGTACCTTTCATTTGCTTCTTGATCTAATTTCATTTGATTTGCAACTCTTTCAGCAATAATTGCCTCTGGAACATTTTGACTTCTTAACTCTGCTGCAAAACCACTGTATTTTTCAGGTATTATCGGTGCAGAAGGTTCATTGTTAACTTTTGTGTTATAATAAGCACTATTATTTTGAGGAGCTCTACCTCTACTTGCAAACTGATCTTTAAGTATGTTTACATTTTTTTCTAATTTATTTTTTATAAAATCAGCACCTTCACTTATTTTACTTTTTGCTATCTTAAAAGTTGGTTTATATTTATTATAAGCATCTCCTAAATCTTCAAGTATTTCTCCACCTCGATCTTTTACAACTTCTCCAAACATTTCAAGTTTTTCTCCACGTGTTAATGCTTTCATAGCATTGTTATCTGTAAAAGGATCTATATTATCTGTAGTATAAACTTGTCCTTCAAAAGTGTCTTTTTTACGTCTTATTCCAAACCTTCCATAATTTTCATTTATTTGTTGTTTAGAAAATACCATACTTTCAGTGTCTCCCATAGCAACTGTATCAAAAGTACTTTCACTATAACCAGCACTTCTCAAAGTATCAGCAATACCTGTTTTTATATAATTTCTTTGTTCAACTGATAAATTTTTATAACGATCTGGTAATTGCCAAGAAGTAGGCTCTAAAAAATTTCCACCTTCATTTAGCTTATAAGTTACTACATTGTCTCCTATAGCTGCAATCATTCCATCTACACCTTCATCAAATGCACTTTTTTCTGCAAGTGCATCTGATTGTATTTTATTTCTTCTTAATATAGATAAATATCCTTCTGGATTATCAGCTTTATCATCCATAGCTTGTTCATAAGCTAACTTATCATCATCTCCAGATAGACCAAATAACAAAGTTTCCATTAAGCTCATACCAGTTAAACCACCAGTAAGTCTTTTAATATTGCTTAAAGTTTCATCTTCTGCCATTGCTAAATCTCTTTTAAAAACTTCTCCTTCTGTTACTCCTTGAAACTCACTAGTAATCATACTAGGGCTTTTATAAGTAGAAGAATCTAAACTTTGATCTTTTTTATATTTTCCTTTTGCCATTACAATTCCTCCAATTGTATTTTCATCCACTTGTTCTCTTTTACTTTAATATATAAATAAGAGTCATTATCTAAATTAACAACTTGACGATCTCCTACATTTCCTTCAGTCTGAACTGGTATTTTAGAAGTAACTACACCAATAGGTGTTTCATATTGTGCTTGTTGTTTGTCAAATTCTACGTCAACGTCTCTATCACGCATTTTATCTAATAATCTTTTTACTGTTAAATCACCATATGCCATTATTTTAAAACCTTTCCTCTAAAAACTATTTGTATATCATTTAATACAAAGTTATTGCTAACTTCTCCATTACCATAAAAAATAAGACCTGTAGATAAAATATTTTTAAAATTACTACTACTTACTTTTATTTTTTGTGTTTTAAATTCATTAGAAGAATTAGTTAATTCTGTACCAGTCCAAGCTAAATTTGCACCTGTATCAGTAACATCTGTTAAAGAACCTTCAACTGGTGATGCATCAAATTTAGTAGAATATCCTCCTACAAAAATATTATCACCTGCTTTGTAGTTTATGTATATATGATATAAATTTTTTCTAGCAGCAGGATTAGTAAAGTCAAACTCTTTTGTTCTTAATAACTCTGTTTTGCTTCCATATGTAATTGTTTGAGGTGTATTAGTCCAGTTTTGCATTTTAATAGTATTTGGACTTCCTGCTATTTCATAAAAATATGCTAATGTACCATCATTCTTACTTATAAGATTTGTAACATCTGCAGTTTGCATTTGTGTGGTACTTTTTGTAAATGATTCAGATTTTAAATCATATTTTAATACCACGCTATCTTTACATAAAATTATAATTTCTTTTGTTTTTGGCATATAGCCTATAACAGCATCATCATTATATATTTCTGACTCAAAATCATTTATCAATGGTTGTCCCATTTTACCAATAATTAAATCATGAACACGTTGTCCGTCATAAATATATAAACCATGTTTGTTAAACCATGTTATAAATCCTTCTGCACGAATAACATGGTGATCAAATTCACAACCTTTATATTCGTACTCTCCTTCTAAAAACTCTAATCTTCTAGATATATTAATAATATATAGTCTGTGTTTTTTAAATTGTAATAATTTAGGACCAACAGTTTCTAGTTTAATTATGTCATCACCATCTTCTATAGATACATCAATAAAGCTATCTTCTTCAAAATAATCAAACTGGTTAACCTTGCTTTTTAATATTCTATCGTTTTTTTCAACGAGATTGCCCCTAGAATCGTAATACTTAACGTTACCTATATATGCCCTTCGGTTAGCTATAGTAACGGTCTTAAAACCCGTATTTGCAGGACCTATTAAAGATCTACCACCTACTAAATATGGTTCTTTTAAAGAAAGTTTAGATAATTCTTTTCCTGTAAAATGTGATCCATCATCATCAAATGCATTAGGTGGATATACATAATTATAAAAATTTCCCCCGCTTGTAGAACTTAATTCTTCATCAAAACTATCGTAAGTATCTTCTCCTGCAAGTCTAATACCTCTTACAAAATCTACTTCACATAATAAATATTTATTAGATACAGATCCAACTGCATACTTAGTAGTAGAAGCATTGGTTGTATCATAATTTTCTATTAAACCCCAATAAAACTTATAACCTGTAATTCTTTTAGTAGTACTTGGCGTTCTACCATATAAACCAAAATATAAAAATCTTTTTCTTTCATTATTGCCACTTATATCTTGTTGTGCTATATCTCCTAAAAATACAGCAGGAGATTCTTGTTCTTCATACATACAAGAAACCCATAATCCGTATATTTTATTTTGACTTGTAGGATATACAACCGCTTCAGATGTTTCATCTTGATTTGTATCTGTAGCTTTTTTAGCCCAATAACAAATAACTTTCATAGAACCAGTTTCCTGACCCAAACCTGCTCCATAATCAGTATTACCCTCTAAAACAGTGTGCATATTAGCTCTAGATCTATTATAACTATTAGGATGAGTTGTATCATTACTTGGCATAATATTAGCTTCAGTTAAATTAGCTTCCATAAATACTTCAGACTTATAAGTAGGTTTAAACACTTGTCCTTTTTGATACAATCTTTCAGGATCGTGATTATTTGTTATAGCTTCACTTCCAACTCTACCTGTTAAACCAGCAATAAACATATCACTTTCATAAAATTGATTAGTAGATATATCTAAATTAGTAGAACCAGTGTCGCCAAACTTTCTTACACCTTTTTCATAATGTAACACTTTTGGTGTTCCAGTACTTCCTGGATGAGGAACTGCTCTTATAGATCCGTCTTGTGCATATACACAAACATTTTGAGTAGTTGAAGAACCTCCATAATTAAGAGATTTAGCACTTATACTATTACTACCGCTAGAAGTTCCCGTATAATTTAAAAATTTTACAGTTTTATTTGTAGGGTCGTTTATTGCTATATACTCTGTATTACTAACTGTGCCTGGTGAATTTAATCTTCTATCTAAATTAAAATGATAAATACCATTACCATAAATAATATTATCTATGCTAATAGCAGCATCGCATTTAGAATCATCTACATGCTTACCATAATTTACCAATTTTCCAGGAACTTCATTATTTAAATTTGTCAATGTTGAAAATTCAACATCTAGAAGATCTCTAGAATTAGTAGCAGTATTTAATCCACCAGAAAAGTTAGTAATGTTCAGAGCTTGTTTCATTTTTTCTTCTTCTTTTTCTTACGTAGTTTACGTTTAGGTGCACTCATATTATGCATACGTCTTTCAGTAACAGGTGTTCTAAATTCATTACCTATATTGCTACTATATATTGCCATCTATGATTTCTCCCCAAACACTAGTTACTCCATCATGAATTTCTACAACTTCTACTTTAAACTGACCATTATCAAACCAGTCTACAATAGCAAAAGCGTGAACCCAATTATGAAGTCTACCTTTTAACCATTTATTACTTTCATGAGACATATCTTTTAAACAACCTAAAGACCAAGCACCAATAGTACCACCTAGTTTAGTTTGAGTGTGTCTTTGTAAATCATGAGTATGTCCATAAATTACATTTTCACCATATGTCTCTAAATGCTTTTTAGCATGATATGTAGTAGCAAACGCTCCATGAAAAAAGGTTAATTTACCTACTTGGATAGGTAGGTTGTAATCAGTGTACTTATATCCTCTTTCTTTGATTTTACACGCTTTTTTAAATGTGTAATCAACCATATAAGGATATTTATCGACAAAATTATCCAACCAGAGATCATGGTTACCTTGGAGTAGATATTTTTCTTTACATTTGACTTTTTTAAGAGCTTCATCCCAAACATCTAATCCTTCGTTTACTAATCTAATATCTTCATCTATGAGAGGAATTTGATACTCTAATGGTGGTAATTTTTTATCTTTATACCTCCAAGCAGAAACAGATTCCCACTCACCTACATCTCCCAAATTTACAAAAACATTTGGTTTTACTTTTTTAATTGCTTTTAATACGCAGTTAATTGCAGCCTTATTCTCTAAAGGATAATGCTGATCTGGTATTATTATACCACGTTTTTTGAGCTTCAAGAAAACCCCCTATTTTTTATCTAAGGCTTTTTTAACTTCAGCCCAAAGTTTATCATCAAGCTTATTTGAAGATTTAGCTACTAGCCAATCTCCTAAATGCATGATAACAGCTTTAATAAGTTTTTCTGTACCTAAGCTAGTAAGTACTTTACCTAAAATTGGTCCCATTATTTGCTCTCCTTTTCACAATTAGTGTCGCAAGCTTCAAGGCCTTTCATATATCCTTGATGCTCAATGATCATTTGTTTTAATTCAGCTAATCTTGCATTAGCTTCTTGTATTTCGTTAACAAGTTCATTATGCTGTTCAACCAATGATTCCATTTTAGTTTCAGCTTCTTGTCTTAGATTTACTTTTTTTTCTTTAGCCATTTAAGGTTCTCCTGTTTATGATATTAATTTAAGAATTTTACCCATTTTAGTTTTTCCAAACCCTTTTTTAATCGTCTTATCATCTAAAGATTTAACTCCAAAAGCATCTAAATTTAATTGTTTAGTAGATACTGGTCCACGTGCTTTAGTTGCATCATCAATTTTTCCAGTAATAGGATTACGTGCCCAAATACCACGTCCTGTTTTATTAACACTACGCATGTTAGGACCACCTGGAATATTTCCACTTAATGCTCTACCTATTGCTCCACCTGGCATTCTAGATTGAGGAAGACCGCTTTGTACTCTACCTTGTCTTACGGGAACTCTATCGCCTTTAGATGAAAGTTCTGTAGGTCCTTGGTAATTTCTTATTACAGGTTTGTCCACAGCTACGCTTCTTGGGTTTTTTGCCCTTTCAATCATAGGTTGACCTTCATATTTACTTCCATATAGGCCACCCATTCTTCTACCTTTATTTTTTCCAAATCCACCTTTACCAGTAATTTTTCTAGCCATTTGTTGATTTTTAAGTGAACTTAATCGTTTTTTAGCTAAACTTACTTGACTTTTTGTTGAAGTAGGATCTTTTATTATTTTTTGCTGTATTGTAGCTTTACGAGTTAATTTACTTTTAGTGTCCATAGGACTAAATTGTCTACCAGGACTTTTAAAAGTATACTCTGTTTGCATAGCTCTTTTATATTCTGTGCTTTTAGCTACCTTAGGTCTTCCTTTTCCTTTAGAAGGAGGAAAACCTTTTTCAGTACCAGGTCCTAAATCAGTTATTGTTTTAACTTTAAAAGATTTAGGCATTTTACCTAAAGATGTGCTTTGTTTACCGTATTGATTAAACAATCTTCCTTTTCTAGAAGCTTCAGCAGTTTCAATTTTTCTTTGTGTTCTTTTAGTAGGTGAAACAATTCTGTCTTTATTTAAATCATAATAAGAACCTTTTGGTAGTCTTCCACTAGAAACTTGTTTTTGTACACTTTTTTGTATATTTCTTTGTCTTGGAGTTAACTTAGGTTCAGGTAATCCCAAAGGAGGTTGGTTAGCTTTTGCTTTTCTTCTAGCAGCTTTTTTTTCTTTTGTAGAAGTACCTATAGCTGTACCTAATTTTTGAATATTTTTTATTACATTTAACTTAGGAGTTCTATCTCTAACTTCTTTATAAATTCTTTTACCAGCTTGATAACCAAGATATCCTGTAGTTGCACCTGCAGCTAATTTAGCAGGAGTTCCAAAAACCTGTCTTAAATCTTTTAAACCTTTTTCTCCTAAATTTGGTTGCTCTGCAACAGAATCTCTTGTTTTTGCATAATCTCTTAATTTTTTCTTAGTTTGTATCATCTTTAATCCCTTCTAAATATTTTAGATAGTTTATTATATCCTGCACCTAATACTTTAGCAACTGGGGAAAGAACTTTTCCAGCAACAATACCTTCACCAGTCCATCCTAATACACCTTGTGTTAAATTACCTACAGTTCTTCCATATCCGTATTCATCATAAAATTCGTTAAGTTTTTTTCTACTATCTAGAGGTTCAGATAAACTAAGTAAAGTTTCTTTAGCTTTTCCACTAGTTGTAGCATCAACAACTTTATCATATAAATTGTCTTCTGTTAAAAAACCTGATCCTCTAAAACCAGCATGATCACCAAAAAAGAAATTTATAAGATTATCTCCAGCTTTATGATCGTGATCATCGTCATATACTTTCATGCCAAGCATAGCATTCTGGTATT